TTCCACGTTCCAGGGAACGATACGCGGCACGTTGCTCGTCTCGTCGGCCTCGACCAAGCAGGCGTTCGACGAGTTGGACGCCTACATGGAGCCGTTGGGCACGAATAGCATAGAGGCGGCGGTTGACGCCGACACTACCTGGGATAGCGCCGTTGACACGGGGCGGCTCATCAGTGTTGAGAACGTGGGTTATCGAGACGTCGGCGGGGGCCGATACGCGGCGGCTGATTTTGTTTTCGAGTTTGTAAAACAGGTGGCGACATGACCCTATATGACAGCAAGGACACAATTGTATACATGGCCCAGTACGACATAACGACCTACACCACAGAGGCCGGACTAACTGGTTCCCGCAACCTGCATGAGGCGACGACGTTTGGCTCTGCCGGGGCCACATTCCACCCTGGGACGGAAATGCCAACGCTGTCATGGTCTGGGCTATACGACGACGGGACAAGCGGCTCCGAGGTGATTGTCAACGCTCTCAAAGGGGCTTCTTCCGAGTCGGTCATCTCGTACTATCCAGGCACCGACGCCATTGGCAAACTCAGCATGGCGAGCGGTGGGGCATGGATAGGAGAAGACCCGTCGGTAGATGCGTCCGTTGGCTCACTGGTAGCCATGAGCGCGAGCATCAATATGGGCCTTGTGACCCGCTCTAAATCCACTGGGACGAAATCAACCGTCACGGCCTCGACCTCTGGCACATCCATAGATGATGCCGCGTCGTCCGCTAGCGGTGGAGATTGGGTCTACCATGTGTTCGCCTTTACTGCTTCCGGCGGGAACGCTCGGTGGCAAGTCGTCCTTCAGCACAGCGCGAACAACTCTAGTTGGTCGGACGTCTCCTCGGTGAACGTCAGCGCGGTGGGAGCCGCCAAAAATAGCTTCACAGGGACTCTCAACCGATATGTCCGGCAACGAGTAGTCCTCGACGCCTCGTCCGGGTCAATCACCTTCGCCATCTCATACAACCGCGCATAGGAGTATAAAACAATGGCACTTTTTGATAGCAGTAAGTCGAAATTCCTGATAACCGACAGCGGCGGGACAGCCAACCGAGACCTGTCGACATACATCACCGAAATCAGCGGATTGCCTGGAGCCAGAAACCTCAACGAGGCCACCGCTCTGGGCGATAGCGGGGCGACGTTTCACCCAGGCCTGGAGAATGTCACCATCAGCTTGAGCGGTCACTTCGATGACACCGCCACAACAGGCCCAGAGGCGGTTCTCGGCCCTCTCAGGACGCATACGGCGGCGGTGGCCTTTTCGTATGGGCCGAAGGGCAACACGGGCGGGTTCCTGAAATACTCCGGCACATGCTGGGTTACTGAGTTGGCCGTAGATTCATCCGTCGGCTCGCTCGTTGCATGGTCTGCAAGCCTGCAAGTAGAGGGAACGGTTACCAGAGGGACATTCTAATGCCGACTATTGGCGAGGCGAAGGCTTCCCAGAACGGTCATTCAGTCCAGCGCATCGAATTGCCTGTCACGGGCGGTTGGTGGGAACTGAATACGAGGCCCGCATGGGGCAAACTCATGCAGATTCGCAAGGCGATGGCGCAACCTGGGGCCACCGACGAGGACAACATCAACATTGTCCTTCAGGAACTCACTATCAAATGGTCGTTTGATGACGAGGTGACAGCCGATGCCATCGAGCAAATGGACATAGAGGACATCGGTGAAGTTATGGAGGTCGTCAACAATTCCATACTCCCTTTATTCGAGCGGATGGTCAGAAGCTAGAGGCCGAGAAGCTATTCATTGGCCTCAAAGGAGGCCGGGTCCCGCCGGATTATATAGTCGCTCACACAATGCACGAAACCGGGCTTAGTTGGCAGGAGTTGGAGACGACGCCTGCCGACGTCGTAAGCAGGTTAATGCTTTACAAGCAAGTTCGCACAGCAATCGAGACCAAAGGACAGTTGCAGTTCCCTGATGCCTAAACCGACACCACAGTACACCGTCACTCTGCACGGGTTCGACCAACTGACGCGGACGTTTCGCTCTGCGCCTCACTGGCTCGGCGAGGAGGTGACCAAGGGCATGAGACAGTCGGGTCTCGCCGTCCAGCGCGAGTCGGCGATACTGGCTCCGGTGGACACTGGACGGCTACGGGCGTCGATAGAGGTTCAGATTGACGGCAAGGTCATCCCCGAATGGGTGAAAGTCGGGCCGACGGTTAAGTATGGGGCGTTCGTGGAGTTCGGGCGCAAGGCGGGGGCCAGGATGCCGCCGCCTTCTGCGCTGTTGCCTTGGATACGGCGGCACGGCGGGTCTGGGAATCCCGAAGCGGCGGCGTTTTTGCTGGCGAGGGCCATCGCGAAGCGGGGCATCAAGCCCAGGCCGTACATGCAAGAAGGATACAAAGGCTCAAAACGGGCCATTAGTCGCATCTGGGATAGGGTCGGAAGGTCAATCGAGATGAGATGGGGGCGCGAAAATGGCTGAAGAAGCACGACTGAATATCATTCTGCGTTTGAAGGACGAAGCCTCCAAACGTATGAAGAATGTAGACCGCTCCTTCAAGCAATCCGGCGCAAAAATTGGGCAGGCGGCGGCTGGCGGGGCTTTGGTCGCTGGGGCCGCTGTGGCGGGTGTCGGGAAGACTATGTTGGACTTCGGCGACGATGTGAAACTTGCCGAGAATCAACTGCGAATGGGAACGGGCGCGATGGGTGACGACCTCGATGCCCTCATGGATTCCACGGGAAGCGTCAGCGGTCAGGTGCCACAGGACTTTCAGGCTGTCGCCAGTGCGGTGGCTGATGTCAGCACCGAGTTCGGCCTAGCAGGCACGGAATTGGAAGAGATGACCAAGATGTTCTTGGATGTTTCGCGAGTGGCTGGAACTGAAGCAGGCCCGATGATTAAGGGCGTCAACGACGTCATGAGCGTGTTCGGCGAAGACCAGACCGAGACCAACCGCATCCTCGGAGATTTCATCAAAATCTCTCAGGACACGGGCATCCCGTTGGAGAAGCTAATCTCGGAGATGACGACCTACGGCCCAGTGCTGAAGAATGCTGGCATGAGGACAGACGAGGCGGCGGCGTTTATCGGGACGCTCAACCAGTCCGGCATCGAGGCTTCCAGGGTTATGCCGGGGCTGAACGCTCGCATGAGGAAGCTGGCCGAAGAAGGCATTACGGACATGAAGACTGCCCTTGAGGATGACATTAAATTCATCTCGACGGCCACCGACGACACCGAAGCCCTTAATCGGGCCACTGATGTCTTCGGCTCAGAGGGCGCACAGCGTATGCTGGCGGCGATTAGGGCGGGGTTGATACCAGCGCACGAAGACCTCGTAGAGAAAACACGAGCATCCGCCGACGAAGTGGAGAACCTCACCAAGGACACATTGACCACCTCGGAGCAATTCTCTGTAATGAAGAACAGGCTCAAGGCTGTCATCGCCCCCTTCGCTGATTACATAGCCCTCATAGGAGCAATACTCATCCCACTGGGCCTTCTTGCTGTCGCCATTGGCGGCGTTGCTCTGGCGGCCACCGCTCTCAGCATTCCGCTGTTGCCATTGCTGGCTGTAATCCTGGCGATTACTGCCGCTGTGGTGGCGGGAGTTATCATCTTCAAGAACTGGGATAAAATCGTCGGCTTCCTGGGCGACACTTGGGCGAAAGTCTGGGGCAAGATGGGAGGGCCAGTGATAGCAGTCGTGGGAACCGTGAAAGACGCCATTAACGGCATGGTAAACGCAATCAACGTAATGATACGAGGCGTCAACAAAATCAAGATTCCGTCGTGGATTCCTGGCATTGGCGGCAAGGGCGGCATGAACATATCCGAAATCCCGAACCTTGCGGCTGGTGGCATCGTAACGTCGCCCACCATCGCTCGCATTGGAGAGGCTGGGCCGGAAGCTGTCATCCCGCTCGGCGGGAACGGCGTGGGCGGGATGATGCCAAACATCACTATCAACTTCCCGCAAGGCTCGACGGTCATTCTCGACAACGAGGCATCTGCCAGGGCGTTGGCTGACCAGATAACCCAGCAAATCCGGAGCGTCCTCCGAGCGCAAGGCTCGTTCTGATATGGCGAAATTCACAGCCGAGGTTCTCGTCGATTGGAATAACGACGGGGATTACCTGGATAGCGACGAGGACATTACGTCCTACGTTAAGTCTATACAATATGCCCACCAACAAAACCTTGATTCGGAGCAAATGTCCGCTGGGGTCATAACGGTCATTCTCAACAACGACGACCACCGTTTCAGCAAGCCGAAAGGCACCATTACGGGAC